ACATTATCAAAGAGGCACAGGCTAATCCGAAACGCTTTAAAAAGTTATTTGGTTTAGATAAACAACCCAAAACAACTTATAACCCTAGTAACTCTGTATCTGGTTTTACGCAGAAGAAAGAATCTGGGCTAGACTTTTCGCGTGGTTTTAATGACCGCTCTCGTGTTAATACGGCTATAGATAACTATCGTAAGATTGCAGAGAAACAAGGTGTTAAATTAACTTTCTAACTGAGAAAATATTATGTCAAATTTTACTTATGCACAAGTCCCTAACCTAGTTCGTCAAGAGCTATATCAAGTTTCTTTAGAGAAGCAGTTCGATGACTGGTTAGTTGGTCGTCCTTTGTTCGATGACAAAACAGGTATCTTCCCTGATGGTGACACTCTTAATGTTACTTTAACGGCAGATCGTGATGTTACAGACTACACCGAGAATACTCAGATTGCCTATGACGGTATGACTACTTCTCGTAAAGACCTTGCTGTTACTGCATATAAGCAGGACGGTTTCTTTGTAACAGATCGTATGAAGCAAGACGCGCATCAGTCAGAAGCGTTCTATCAAGAGAATGTTCACAAGTCTGGTATTGCTATGGCTACGGATTTGGAAGTTGCTTGTTTAGCTACAGCTAACTCTCAGACCCTTGGTAACAACAACGCTATTGGTGGTGTGCCTCATCGTCTTAAAGGCGGTGGTACTGGTGGTGCTTTAACTATTGAGGACATTATGTTCGTCAAGTACGCTTTCGATAAGGCTTATATCCCTACCGAAAATCGTATGTTAATAGTTACTCCTGAAGCCGAATACGAACTTAATAAACTATTAAACATTACTGAAGTAAGTAATGGTTCTCAGTTTAACTTCGATGTTCAAGGTTTAGTACAAACTGGTTTTGGTGATAAGCTTAACATTGTTCGTAACATTGCTGGTATTAACATTATGGTAAGTCACAACTTGCCAGCAGTTACTGCCGAAGCTCTAGCTAAGAGTGATGGTACTGGTGGCGGTGCAATTACTGGTAAAGGTTGTATTGCAATGTCTATGGCTAATGACACTTCAATGCCGTTTATGGGTGTTATCCGTCAGCGTCCTGAGACTGAATTCTTCCGTAACACTAACCTGAAACGTGATGAATGGTCTGCTACTTGTCGTTATGGCTTCGCGCTTAAACGTCCTGAAGCACTAGTAACTATAGCAACGCCTGTCTAGTCAGTAGGTAGCTTTTAAAAGGGATTCTTAGGAGTCCCTTTCATAAAGTTCCTTGGAGAGAAAAATGAAAAGAACATTATTACAAGTTACACAAGAGTACCTTGATGCGACAAGCGGTTTCTATGTAGACAGTATTTTTGATACGGATGAATCTCAACAAGTAGCTAAAATTGCGGAGCGTGTGTACTACCAAATGGTGCAAGAATACGACAATGTATTGTTCACTATGGATGAGCTAACTCTAGAGTCTTTAGCTGATACAACTCGACCTAACTACATGCTGTTACCTGAAAGGGTTCAGAAGATACAAAGAAGTAAGATATGGTACAATGTATCGAAGGAAGCAGGAGAACTTGACTACAAATTAGTTGGTTACTTACCTCCTCTTGACTTCATTGAATATACTTTGCATTCTAATAAAACAAATTCTATAATAGTGGAAGGTTACAATGATAATAAAATGTCTATCCGTACTAACCAGTTTCCTTCTTATTTTACCTCTTTTGATAATGTTCATGTTGTATTCGATTCTTATAATAACGAATTCGATACTACCCTTCAAGCAAGTAAGACCAGATTTGTAGCTTCACAAGAAAAAGTATTCTTACAAGAAGATTCTTTTGCAATACCAATTCCGAATCATCTGTCTGAAACTTTCTTAGATATGTTTCTTAATGAAGCACTTACTTTAGTTCACCAACAACCTATTGGCATGATTGCTCAAAGAGCGAGAGTCAAGAAAATAAAACTCCAACAAGACAACCGTACACTAGGTCAAAGCGAAAGCAAACCTAAATACGGAAGAAGAGGTTTAAGTGGGAGTTACGTACCAAGAGGTCATGGCGGATAATGGATACTGATTACAAATTAATTTTTGATGGGTTTTATAGATGGAGTCGTAGTGGCAAAGTTGCTGAAGCATTAAGTGGATGCTTTATTAGAAAGAGTGAAGCAGCTAGAGCTTGGGAGCTTTATCAGTTAAGTAAAAAAGCACCTGAGTCCTCTGTTGATAAAAGTGCAGATTTAGAGAGTTTAATTTCTAAAGCGGACTTATTGAAGTGGGCAGAAGCAAATGGCTTGGAAGTTCCATCTAAACATAAACAACCTAGTGCCATTAAGAAGTTTTTAATGGGTGGATATAAGGATTAAAGATGCCTAGAGCTTCAGGTCAAAAAGATTACCTTTCTTTAATTAAAGGTTTGAATACAGAGTCCTCTGCTTTAACTTTTCCTGAAGGATTTACAGCAGGTGAATTAAATTTTGTAATTAACAAAGATGGCTTAATTCGTAAAAGACGATTAGGATTTGAAGAGCTAGTAACTCCTTTTGTTGTTACTGGTGGATTTGCTGCTGTAGAAAACGTGTTCTATTGGAGAGGCCCATCTTTAGTATGCCTTACAGTTACAGACGACACCCCGCAAACAAAACTGCGTTTTCATGCAGTAGATGATGACTTTACATTTATAGCAGAACTTGCAATTTCTTCTGCTGTAGTAAAAACACAAATAGCTGAGACTACTAACTACCTTGTCATTACTACAGACCAAGGTACGAATCCTATTATGTGTGAGTACAAAGAACTTACAAAGGAAATTTTTGTTAGTAGTATTAAAGTAAATGTACGTGACTTTGAATTAGTGGATGATGGGTTAGAAATATCTGAGAATCCTTCTAGTCTTTCAAACAACCATAAATACAATCTATTTAATGCTGATTGGCATCTTACAAGAGCTGATGTGGAAGACAATAAAATAGAAAAACTAGTGACTACAGCTTTCAAAGATTACACAAATGCTGAGGCAGGAGAAGGAGGTAATGGTTACTATCCGAGTAATGCACAAGTAGCGTCTATTGGAGTTATTATAGATGAAACTGGTGATACAGTGTTCTCAGCTAAAGATGTTGAGGGAGCTAACTTTGGTAACAGTAAAGCAGGAAGAGGTCACTATGTTTATGATATTAATAATTTTGACAGAACTTCTAAGTTAAGTTCTCCCGAAGATGATGGTGCGCCAAGCACAACACTTGTCCCTATAGGTACTATAAACTTCGCAGGAACTCCTACATATAGTCCAGATGAGCCTGATGTTATAGACCCTACTGACCCTAACACTCCTTCTGGTGGTGGTGGTGTTCCTCCTTACAAGCCACCCTATGATGAATTTTTAGATCCAGAATAATGATATTAAAAGAAAGAGGAGGAGACTATGGCAGTAGATAACCCAAAAAAGAACTTTAAGAACCCTACTTCCTGTGCTAGTGCATTTGGGAGATTCTTTTACGCTGTAGACAGTATGGTGTACTTCACTCAAGTTTTAGAAACTGACAACGATGCAGGGAGATGTTACCAACAGAATGACCCTACTAGTAGTGAGTTCCCTGATTTATTAGATACAGATGGAGGAGTTATAGAGCTAGAAGATACTCAGCGCATTAAAGCTATGCAATCTTATAGTTCAGGTGTTCTTATTTTTGCTGGTAATGGTGTGTGGTATATCTACAACCCTGATGGAGGATTTAAAGCTACATCTTTTAATGTAGAAAAGATTACAGAAAGAGGAATAGATAGCTCTAAGAGTATTGTAGTAGCCGATAACAGTGTTTATTACTTTTCCAATAACGGTATTATGCAGTTGTCTGTAAATCAGTTTAAAGGTGTGGATGCTGTTGATATAACAGAAACAACAATCCGTTCTTACTACTTGTCTACTCTTGCAGGAGAAGGCGCACAAGGTGTGTATAATTCTGGTACAAAACAATGTGAGTGGTGGCTACCTAAGACACAGGGAGAAGGTTTAGTTCTAGATACTACTATAGGAGCATTCTATCCTCAGAAACAGTCTAGTGCCTCATACAAACTCCGTATGCCATTTACTATAGCTAATGCTTTGTACTACCCTAATTCTCTTCAGACTGATACTAATGTTACGTACTCCTTCTCTTCTAGAGGGAATCGTGTATTTAAAGATTTTGGTACAGACCAAAAAGCTTATCTTGTAACAGGATATGAAACACTTGGTAAGTTTTCTAATAAGAAAGCTGTGTCACAAGCTAAAGTATTTTTTAGAAAGACAGAAACAACTATAACAGGGTACGGTACAGATAGTTATGTATTTGATTACCCTAGTGGTTGCTTGTTTCAAGCTCGTTGGGACTTTGATAAGAGTGCAGCATACGGTAAGTACACAGGTGTATTAAATAACGTAGGAAGAGGTCAAGCTATGCAGTTATACAAGCCAATGCAAAGAGGCTTTATACCAGATGCTTATCCTTATGTATTTGATACAGGCGAGAGTCTTATTTCTAAGAAATTCAATATTCGTGGTAATGGGGATGCTGTTCAATTTGTATTTCAAGCCGAGCCAGAGAAAGATATGCAACTCTTAGGGTACTCCGTAGGTTATACCATGAGAGGTAGAATGTGATTGTAGATATTTTAGAAAAAGATTCTATACAACACCCTTGTCTATACAAAGATTCTAATTTTTCTGTATACATTGAGGATAGCTCAATGGGGTGGGTAGTTCATTGTCTTGTTCAAAAATGGAAGCTTTCTGTGTATAGAGATATGCTTAATGTTTTTTACATTCTAATTGACCAAGCCCCTCGAAATGAACTTTATGCTTTTAGTAACAATAAAAAACTTACTAAGTTTGGTAGTTTATTTGGTATGGATGTAATAGATGAAATGTACACAAGTAATGGTCAATTTAAAGGAGAACTATTATGCTTGACCCTGTAACAACAGCTTTAGTAATAGCAGGTACTGCGACAGCAGGGAGTATTGTGACGGGAGAGAAGTCTCGTAAAGCGCAACGGAAAGCTTCTCGTAACCAAGAGGGTGTGAGGAGAGCGCAGCAAGCTAGAGAGCAAATGGCAGCAGTACGACAACAACGTATAGCTCAAGCACAGATAGTTCAAGGAGCAGCTACTGGAGGGACATTACAGAGTAGTGCAGCTCAAGGTGGGTACAGTTCCGTAGGCTCTCTTACAGCAGGGAATATGCAGTTCTCAAATCAAATGGATTTCTTTCAAACTCGTATAGCACAGAATATGAGTAAAGCTAATCAATATGCAGGGCAAGCTTCTATGTTTAGTAGTGGAGCTAATCTAGCAATGATGGGGAGTAGTATGGCTCCTAATAAGACTACAGCGCCAACAACTAATGGTATCAGTAATAGCCAGTTTGTAGAAGGTGTACGTGTAAGTGATATTAACGCTGGTGGTACTGGGAGTATGTGGAAGTGATTCAGGTAGGAACTAATTTAGGTACAGTGGAGTCACGACCTGAAGCATCAGATAACAGAGCTACGGCTATAGCTAAGGCTAAGGATTTAAAAGCTAAAGGCTATACATTAGATGATATTCGTAAAGCTGGTTCTCTAGAGAATGAGCTTATATCTGATAAACCAACTACAGAGGCAGGTAATAGTACATTAAGTAGATTTAATCCCGAAGCTGTTAAGGCTTTAGAAACAGCATTTGAAGAACTTGAGATGCAAGAGGGAGAGAAAGGTGCTGTACGTGGAGCTAGTGGTGAGCCGATAGAAGGTGGGAAGGTATGGGAGCAAAGAGAAGCTGATGTTGTTGTAGATAGGAATGTAGAGAAGTTCTCAGGTGGTCTTTTTGAGGAAGTTCCTGATTTTGACTTTGCAGCTCTATTCAGTAACGAGGTAATCGTTGATACCACCATGAGTAAGTTAGGCTCTTCTGAGATGTCTATGTTACTTTCACCTCTTTTAGAGAGGGGGAGGGAGGAGTTAGCTTCTGAGTTCGAGTCTGGGGATACAACCTCAACAACCGAAGCTACAGCTTTGTTATCTAACTCGAAGCAAAAGCAAGAGATTATACGTATCGAGAAAGAAGTAGATGCTGCGCAATCCCCTTGGGATGTAGCTAGTATTTTACAACAGGCAGCGGATGCTCCTCGCAAGCCTATCTCAATGGTGGACTTTAGACAGAACTTTATTGTAGATTCTTTAAATATACCATCTTCGCGAATGCGTTCTCTATCTAACAACATAGAAATGGATGCTATCCGTTCTACTGAGTTAGCTAAACAAGAAGCTAGGGTATGGGAAACAACAAGCTTACCTAAAGTATTGTTTGATGTGGTAGAGATAATGCTCCCTACGGGCGCAGCCTCAGAAGAGTGGGATAAGTTTGATAATGGTTTATCTGCAGCACTGGAGACAATCCGTAACGCACCACAAGATGAACAAGAAGAAGCTTTCACTCAGATAGTGGATAGTTGGTTAGAGACAGAAACATTTTTAATAGGCAATAACAACTCACTTTTAATAACAGACCAATTAGCTGGATTGCAAAGTGCTATTCGAGAAGGCGGCTTAGGCATAATTCGTGGGAATCAAGATACACATGCTGAATTTGAGGACTTAATTGAAACAGCTATTAATGCCACAATACTAGGTGTTGAGTACAAGAACGCAGGAAAGGGTATAAAGGGGTTAATGAAGTTCCTCGCTTACCGTATATTCCCTTCTAATAAGAATCCTAACCCACTTGCAGATTCCGATAAAATACCTTTTGTCCCCTTTACAGAAAGTCTCAACACACTTGTTGTGCAACAGCCTACTAGCGTTAAAATAGCTGAGAAGGTCAGAGATGTAAGAAAAGATTTGTCGGCTTCAGCTTCTAAGAAGGGGACTCGCGAGTTCCGTATGAATCTGGAAACAGAAAAGAAAGAGCTTGGTAAACTCAAAGATGAAGTATCTAATACGAATACGAATACAGAAGCAAGAGCTTTAGCTAATAAAGAAAAGATAAAGTTTAAAGATGCTCTGAAGATGGTTAATGCTAATAAACAAGCCCAGTTAGATGCGGTAGCCCGTAGACAAGGTGTTGTTCAAGGGATGGTGGATGAGTTTGATACGGCAGCTACGGCTGAGTCTAAACTCTCAAGGCTAGATACTTTTGTTAAAGACGGGAGAGCAGGAGACAAAGACTTATTTGAACCTACAGGTGAGCATAAAGTAGAGTTTGTGTACGACACGAGAGGTGCGACTACAGCTTACGACCAGATTGTAAAAGAGAAGTTATCTAGTTTCCATCAAGGGGTTAAGAGCAAGGGGTTAAAAGAACTTGCCAAGAGTGTGGGTTTATCCCCTCAAGCAATGGCTGCAAGACTCTTACCTACTCCTTCCGATACTACCGACTTAGGCTACCCTAACGTAAACAACGTTGTGAATGAGCTTATTCTGGTAGATGAAGATATACTTCTAGCTGGAGAGAAGAGAGCTAAGGCTCTAGCTCGTTCTACAGGTAGCTCTCTCAAACTACAGGATAGCTCCGTAGCAATAGGTAAATCGGTAACAATAACAGACAACGCAGATGTTGCGTCTAAGGGTGACTTCAAATACTTATTTGGGGATGGGGATGAGGGTTTTGAATCATCTTCCCTAGCTGAAGAAGCTATGAATAATGCTTTGGTTGGTGTAGATAAGAAGAGCGTTGTAGAAAGGAATGGTAAGTGGTACATAGAAGTTCAGCAGAAACACGAATTTAACCCTAGATACGATACAAAGAATCTATACGTAGACCTAAACAATACCGCTAAAGGTTCATCCTTGTTATTAGACCCTCTTAGAAGAATAGGACAGGATGTACTTAAAGGTGTCTTTGCATTAAAGGGTTATAATCGTTCTAAAGCACAAAAGATGCAGACTGAGCTAGAGTCCATATTCTCTAAAGATTCAGGTGTTCTCTCTAGAGCTGGTTTAAAACCAATGAATGCAAAGGATGTAGATAATCTTACCCAAGCCCTGAAGTATACAGATAACGAAGGTCAGGATTGGATTGAAAGTGTGGATGAATTTTCAAGAGTTATTGGCAGCTCTCCGAGTGAAGCACAAAACACATTCAAACGATACAAACGTATCCAGAAAATCATGGATGATATATACCAAATAAGAAATGAGAAATATAGAAAGTCCCTTGTTGCAAGAGATGTTAAGGATGTCACGATTAATGGTGAGGTACAGAGAGGTTCTGTTGTCAACAAACCTGAAGTCAAAGAGGTTTATGACATAGGGACTAAGAAGAATGTTCTTGTAGAAGACTTAGACTCCACTCAAGCTGTTGTCAGACTAGAAAAGGCTGTAGTAGATGAAGCTGGTGAATACCGTAGACTTGTTATCGCTAATAAAGCTGATGTAAAAGAACTCCCTGCTATTGTCTTAAATCAAAGAGCTGGTCATATTGACAGGTTCTATAGGGATGCTGGCTGGACTGTTAAAATAAAAGTAGTCCGTAGAGTAGATGGTGTGGATGAAAAGAGTTTCTCTACAACCCACATTGTTAAAACAGAGGGCGAAGCGAGAAAGGCATCTGCCAAACTCCTAGAGGAAGAGGGTGTAGAGGCTACAGTTACGAGGGCTAGAGAAAACACTGACCTAGATGGTATCTATGGGGATGAGAGTAGCGTTCAGTTTGGATATGCAGGAGCGCATACAAAACAAAGAGGCGCTATAATGAAAGGGTCAGACGGATTACAAGCTGAAACCCTTGGTGTACTAGAGTCCCTTTCAAGGTCTGTAGGCAGTATTGAGAGGCAGCTGGATGTAGATGTTATCAACAGCCTACGTGCTAGGTTTCTAAAGCAGTTTGAGAAGTACTTCAAGGAGAAAGCTGGTACACCTTATAGTGGGAAATTTGAGGATATGATTAACTCCTCTGAAATACCTACAGATGTTGCAGCTAAAGCGAGACAGTGGCACGACTACATTGAAGGCATCTCGAAGGTTAAACAAGGGGAAGCTTTTAAGGCTATAGATAACTTTGTTAAGGATACTGTGAGTATTGGAGTGGATACGCAGAGTATATCCAGTGCCTTACAGAACTTCGCTACACAGATGGTAATTGTGGGGAGACCTGTATTTCAAATTATACAGAATACTACTCAGTTATTATATGTAGCTCAGAAGTATCCAGTTGAGACTGCTCACACGATTAAGAACCTTATCCCTACTCTACTTGCTTTAAGAAAAAGCTCTCCTGAACGTATTAAAAGTTTAGCTAAGTCTATGGGTATTGATGAAAAGCTTGCAAGGGAGTTTGTAGAAGAAATTAAAAACAACGGGCTATGGGATGCTGTTGGTATGTCGGATGACTTTATGAAGCTTGTCCAGAATAGCAGTATAGGTGCTACTCCTACTAAGGTGGGTAATGCGCTTAGTATAGGCAAGAATGCTGTTTTATCCCCGTTCACAGTTTCTAAAGCAGGGCAAGAAGGTGTTATAAAGCTAGTTAACCTCGCTTCTTACATGGCTGAATTTAGAAAGAATGTTGTAAAGGGCGGTAGAAAATTTGATGCTAAAACTAAAACTGATATGAGCTTTAATGCTCAGAAGATTACACAGACACAGAACTCTGTAAATCAGTTTGACTACCAATCTAAGTCTTCATTACTTAGTCCTATGTTTCAGTTCACACAACACGTACACAAAATGTACCTAGATGTAATTGTAGACCCTGTACTCAAGCTAACTAAAGACCCAATATTACTGGCAATGGGGAAGGAGGCACCAGAAAGAGTTTCTCCTTTAGCTAGTAGTCATTTACAAGCTGCGGGTTCCCTGATTGCTACTTATGCTGTGTTTGGGCCACAAGGTATATTCGGTGGTATACTTGGCTCTAAAGTGGAGGATGCTATAAATCAAGTTGAGAATCCTATAGCCAGAGAAGTGTTGCAAGGCAATATGATGAACCAAGTTATAAATTCATCTATGAACGCTCTTGGAGCTGAAGGTCAAGTAGACTTCTCTAGTAAGATGCATCCTGCTTCTGTAGTGGATACTTTCTATGACTACCATGTTAAGAAGTTTGCAATGGAAGGGACTCTCACTATAACTGGAGCAGCGGGCTATGTTGCAGGTATGGTGGGAACTACTGCTAAAGCTGTGTTGGCAATATCTGGCACAGAAGGTTTATCTTGGGATGAAGAAGCTAGTAATATTATATCAGAGGTTATGGGAACGGTTGCAGGGATAAGTGATTACCAAAGAGCTTATATGGCATATCACTTAGGTAACTACGCATACAAGTCAAGTCTCTCTGGTAACTTACCTGTTACTACATACGAGTCCATAATGCAGCTCGGTAACTTTACACCTACTGCTATACAAGAAAGGTGGCAAGAATTCAGTTCTGATTCTACAGCTAATGATAATGCTGTAAAAGGGCTGTCTAAGATACTGTCCAGAGCAATGCACAGGGAGCTTGCTAAGGAACGTTCTCTTGAAGGTATGTTAAGGATAGCCAGTAAGTACTCAGGCATCGCTACGGGGGCTGTAGACCCCTTAAAGAGAGGGGATATAGTCCAAGCATTAGCTGGGTATGTATCATCCGATATAGGGAAGGATTTCAAGGCTTACATTAAACCATACATAGACCAAAGGGACTTGAATGACATTATACCAGAATTACAATCATTGAAAGAAGATGCGAGTACGGATGAGATGCGTAGGCAGATAGACAACCAAATTACTATAATCCAATCCATGATTCCTGAAATAGAAAAGGCTTACGGAAAATAATATGACAGAGTTCACAAGAGATATTAAGCAGTTAACAAAGACTGCTAGTTCTACTCCTCAATTCTCAGCACCTTCTAGTAGTCTGGGTGGAGATATAGTTAACCTAGCTAGTACAGGTTTACAGTTCTACCAACAACAACAAGCTAAAGAAGAGTTAGGTGTTGCTAAGGAGGCGATGTCTAAGCAAGCTACACGTATGGCTACGGGGCAAGAGAGGTTGCGTCAAGTAAGACTTCTTAGTCAGCAAGGTGTGTCCCCAACAGATATAAGCCGAAGAGAGAATGCCCTGAAAAGAGAGTACTCTCCAACTGAGTGGTGGGATATCCTAGGGGAAACAAACAAAGTCTCTAAGGTTACTTCAACCCAAGCATTAACTACAGCCGATGCTGCTATACAGAAAGAAATATCAGAAAGAAGAGCTTTGCAAGAGGAAGTTAATACCTTACAAGCTTACATACCTTATGATGTTTCCCTAGATGCGGATGAGGCAACTCTCCAACAAGCTAAACTTGTAGGGCAAGCAAAGCTAGCAAAGACACAAGCGCAGAAAGCGGAGTTGGATTTAAGGAATACAAAGCTTACGGTTGAGGGGAAGGAGTCTGATTTAGCAATAGATAAATTTGTTATTGATTTTGGAGCTGCTGCGGAAAATATGTATGTGAAGCAAGCTAGGAATTACATATCACAAGCTAATTTCAATGACCCTACTCAAGTATCTACACTCATGGAAGGGAATGATAACTTAAGGCGGATGTTTATAGAGCAAGCCGTAGCAAGTGCAAACGAAGCTGGTATACCACTTACACCAAATAAAGCTAATGAGGCATTTGCTACTCAGTTAAGTATTTTTGATATGGTGGATAGGCAGTTAAGTAGAAAGGATGTTAAGGAAGTAGGGGCTAACCAGCTAGCAGCCACTACCACAGGTGCCGTATTAGCTATGGCGAATTCTGATAATCCTACAGATAGGAACTTAGCAGCAATTTTTCAGTTTACGCCTTTCCTCCCTCAAGGGGCTTTGAGTGGGAAGTTTCTGGAAGTGTATGCAAATGCATTAATGGAGAATTCCTCGTTGGGAGGGAGAGGTGACTTTGCTTCAGTATTCAGCGGTGCAGCTAAGTTTGAGACGGATGTTTCCAACCTACCTCCTCCAGATGTAAAGGCTAGGAATAAAGAGAAGCAATCGCGATTCCAAAGGATTGCGGATATATACAAGAACGCAGATGAAAACGTACCTAAAGCAACTAAGGATGCTTATACTGATATTGTATTAGAGGACTTCCAAGGGAGCAATGCTACTCAAGAAGAGATGCTTAATGGCGGTGGCTTTGTTGCCTATGTAAAAGCTATGTCTAAAGGAACACCTGCTAACCTACTATCTCCTGAGAGGCAAGACATGGTGATGTTAGGTGTAGTAGATTATGCTGAGAAGTTCTTACGTAGAGCGGTGCCACAACTACTAACAGAGCAGACACCATCTAGTTCAGATTTATTTACTAAACCTATACCGCCTAAAGGCTTCAATGTAGGACTACCAACAACCAAACTAGAAAACAAACTTAATGCATTAGACCCAGATACTCTTAAAGTTACTTGGAATCAAGATGCTGCTATTAGTAAGAATGTTAAGTCGTATAATAAGTTTATAGATGAGCTGTTTGTTAGTTTAGATAAGCTAGGAGCTACAGAAGATGAGATTAAGTATTTAAAGACTGAAGTTAGCAGAGCTTTTGTAGAAGCTAATAAAGGATAGTTTAAGTTAGTACGGATGTTTAGATAGATAGTAGTAATTACTTAAGGGATATAATTACTATAGAAATATCTGAGCAGAAAAGCAATTTCAAATGCGACGAGTGGTCTATATTATACGATGAATGACATATTAAGAGGAAATTATGCCAAAGAAAGGTGAAACATCATCTACTGCATCTGCGAGAAGTAAGCAACAGAGAGCTTATAATTCTACAGATAAAGCCAAGAAAGAACGTGCAGCTAGGAACAAAGCTCGTAACCAAGCTATAAAGAAAGGTAAGGTTTCTAAAGGTGATGGTAAGGATATAGACCACAAGAAGCCTCTACGTAACGGTGGCAGTAAAGAAGAAAGTAATACTAGGGTACGTTCTAAGACTGCTAACAGAGCAGACAACGGGAGCTACGCTGGAATGAAGCGTAAAGGCAAGAGGAAGTAACATGTCAGATAAAGATTCTAGATTAAGTAGAGCAGGAGTATCAGGTTTCAATAAGCCTAAGAAGACTCCTAGTCATCCTACTAAGAGCCATGTAGTTGTAGCAAAGGTCGGAGATAAAATTAAGACTATCCGATTTGGAGAGCAAGGTGCATCTACAGCAGGAAAGGCTAAGGCTGGTGAAGGAGATAAGATGAAAGCTAAACGCAAATCATTTAAAGCCCGTCATGCCAAGAATATAGCTAAAGGCAAGATGAGTGCAGCTTATTGGGCTAATAAAACTAAATGGTAATGGGAAGTATTATGACAACAAATAGTAGTTTACATAAAGGTACATATAAGAAAGGGGTTCTAAAATGAAGGCTTTAATGGATTGTATGTATGAGTGGTTTTACAAAAAGATTGGGGGTAGGGTATTCATAGACCTAGACCCGATTGCAAATGCTTATTATGAGATTGCATCGCCTATTGCATTTACTGGTGAT